ACTCAGCCAGGGCGGCGTACTGAATCTCAGCACCCTCAACGCCAGGACTGTTTGTGAAGTCAATGCCGTGAATAGCAAGGTCGTCAGCAGTTGTTGCTTCCTCGCCATCAGTGTGGGTGATAGAACGAGGGTTTCCTCGCCATTCACCACGGATTGAAACTCCCTTAATGAACTTTCCAACAGTCAGGGCAGCAATGTCGCGTCCATAAGTCGTGTTGGGGATGTCGGCTTCAAATGAGGCAGAGCCATCATTGTTAAGCCAAACGTCCTTGATGTTGCCAACTGTTGAGAGGGCATCATCCTTAAAAGCCGCGCCATGGCTTGTGGCCATGTTGATTGGCATACCTTCACCTGAGGAAAGTTGCTGCTTCATGCGCTCTACGGCCTTTGCAATGTTTCCGCGAGTGTAAAGACGGCGGTTCTTTGAAAGTCCGGGCTTTAGAAAAACGCCACGAATAGTGGCTGCCTTAGTAGAGGCCATTGTTTTCTCCTGGGATTCTTTTGCGTCTAGTTTTTTAATAATTCCATTAACCCAAGAACGACCGGCATCTCCACCCCAGCCCAGCCAAGCAATGTAGCCAGCAGAAGGGTTTGACGCGTTTGCCCAATCCTTGCCCTTTTTGTCAACTTCGTGACGAGCAAAGTATGAGTGCATTCTCTTAATGGTATCGACAGAGATGTTCTTACCGTTAGAAAGGTCTCTTGCACGCGCAACGCCAACGGCTGTCATGCCTCGCTTAAACTCCTTGCGAAGTTCAAGGGAGCGAGCAGCGTTCTTTCGAACTTGTTCTGGTGGTGAAAAACTGTCTGCCATAATTAATCTTTATCTTGGCGTGTAAAAACGCCCGTGACGCTTCCAATGTTTAACGTGAGTAAAACGCTTAGAGCGAATTTTCGAACGCTTTTTGAAAGCGGGTCTAGTGGCCTTACCCCAAGCAGTTCTTTCATAAAAACGGCCAGGTGCAAGTTCACCTCGAAACTTTTTAAATTTTCCAGAAACGCTTGGTTTCTTTAGCGTTACCTTTTTGTGGTAACCAATCCATCTAACTCCACGTGCGTGTTGTTTAATGGAAGCAATTTCAGACATGCGATACAGGCGATTACGTGCTGCATCACCTCTTGACTTCATCGTGCTTTTAGCAAAAGCATGGTATGTCGCTGATTTTGTGCGTCTGAACTCACCTCTAGCCATTCGGGCTTTAGTAAGGTTCGCTCTTTCTGCCGCCAACTGTGCAGCCGTCTGTTGTCCAGATGGGTGCTTGGCGTGCATGGCATAAGCGCCTGCTTGTCCAAGCCAGTTGCCCATTTTAACCTACTTCTTTTGAAACCAATGCTGCCGCTTTTGCGGCGGTAAGACCAAGAAATGGATAAACCGGTTGTCCTTCGCTGTAGAAATCCATACCGTTAATGTTTATAGGTTCTTGGCCTTCGTTGTTTTCGTTTTCATCGGGCATCTTATTCCTCTACGGATTCTGATACTGATTCGGTTCCCGAAGGCGCTTTAGGAGCGGATAACGGTGAAGACGTTTGACCTGGCTTCTTTGCGCCGGTAGAAGTCTTGCTTGACTTATCCTTAGGAGACCTAGTTGTCCTTCCACTGACGTTAGAGCCAGGGTTGGTCGTAGGCGCTACTGGAGCGTTCTTTGTCTTTGCGGCTGGTGCCTTTACGGCGTCGTCGCCAGTATTGACTTGTTCCATTGTGGAGCCTTGAGACTGAACAACCTTAAGGTTAGCCTGTGAAAGTGCGCTAAGGTCTGACCATAGAACCATGTTCTGTCGGTCAATAAGAACAGCGTCATCTCCACCAGGAACAGGTGGTTCGCCAATGTCGGCGCGGGCACGGTTAAGTGTCCAAGAACCGTTGCGAATTCGCTGGTCACGAATGGTTTCGATAACTTCGTCGTCTCGCCAGTCAACAACGCCAAACTTAAGAATCCAGTCGGTGATACCGTAAGCCTGGTACATAAGAGCGAAGGTCAACTTCTCAAGAACAAGTTCCTGAATAGGACCAACGGTGTTAACGCGGAATGTCTTGTCTTGCGCGGTTCCAGTTCCACCGCCAAGGTTACCGGCTTCAACGACGCCTACCTTTGATGGTGGCACACCGTAACCGGAGAGAATTTCATCTCGGCGCTGTTGAAGTGTGTTAAGCCAGTTGTTAATCTGGTTGCTTCCCATTTCAGTAACGACTGCGCCACCCTTTGTTTCAAAAAGGTTGCCAATGTTGCGAGCGCCAAGGTTGCGAATAGCGTACTGTTGCTGGAGTCGCTTCATTTCCGTTTCGGGAAGAGCAAGAGGCCAGTCAACGTGGGCTCGCAGTGGGTCACCGCGCTTCATCGTTTCTTTGATGAGTGCAGCAGTGAAAAGCCAAGAAGTGATAGGCAGAATGTTCTTCTGCGTTGGGCTCACGCCGTAAAGAGTATCTCCTGGAGCATCAAACTTGATGTGGATAACCTCATTAGGCTTAAAACGAGCCTCACGGTTCGTAGGGGTCTTTTGGTAGTAACCCTTAACAACTCCGTGTTCGTCTGCCATAACAGACATTGATGTTGGGTCGAGCGGGTATAAAGCGACCGGCTCTTTCATAACCCAAACAACTTCGATAAAAGCGTCACCAAAAATCAAAAGGTCAGTAATAACCTTGCGCATAAGTTGGCGAACGTCGTCGTTGGGGTTAATGTACTTAAGAAGTTCTTGAACCTTCTTGACTTGTTCGCTTGCTTCTGGTGTGCGAATCTTTCCGGTTGAGCCACCTTCATAGGCAACTTCAAGTCCACCAGCAGTTGCGGTTCGCGCAATCGTGTCGATTGCAGCAGAAGACCACGGGCAAGCAAGGTAAGCCTGCAACAACTGTTGCATGAATGTTGGTCGGTCAAGAGTACCGGCAGTAACGTTCTCACCAGGGTTTACCTCAGTGGAACCACCGATTGGAACACCCGTTGCATAACCTGCACGGCGTGGACCACTCTTAGGACGAGACTCTTCTAATGTGCTTTCATAAGAAGAGTTGACCTCTTCGAGTCCCCTTCTAAAAGATGTAATAGCCATCTGGATATCTTTCTTTAGTTAAAGGGACTTCCAAAGTCACCAACAAATAAACCACCAAAATTAGGTTGTTGAAGTGGAGTTGAATCCCCTTCTTTAACAACAACCATAGTATCAGGAACGCTTACCTTTGGCATTGGATTTTCGTCATAGAAGACTGGGCGAGCAAAGTTCCCTGCATACATGCAGACATATCTTAGCGCGTCAGCAATGTGGTCATCGACGTTACGAGTTTCGCAGTCGTCTGGTTTCGCCTTGCTTCTTGGTAGTGCCGGAATTTGTTCAATAAACTGTGGGCACGTATCTTCAAAAACGTGAATCATCGGGCAGCGTTCCCAGCCCATAGCGCGGTGCATGTCGCACGCAGGACCGTCGTTTAGGTACTGGTGTACACGTGACCAACCGTTGATACGGTCGTTGTCCGCTTTGATGATTCCGCAGCCTTCTATACCATAGATGTCTGCGATTGACATGGGAGTTCCGCGACTACCCCACATAGAGGGGTCAGCGACTCGCATGACTTCGGATTCACCGTGAGAGCGTTCTGCCTCAAGGATTAATTTTGCCTGGTCATCAGCATTGACGCCAGAAACACAGATTTCTCTGTAGACCCAGATTCGGCTATCATTGTCAACAGCAATCCACACGACCGCAAATGGGTCTCGGAATCCATAGTCAATACCGGCGTATCTAGGCCATTCTTTGGGCATGTCAAAGGAACGTACAACGTGCTTTGAGTACTGCCACTGTTCGAAGAACTGTCCGACCATTGCGTCCCAGTCACCGTCACGCATCGCGGCACGACGGCGGGGGTCTGGAATCGAGTCAAGAACAGCGTGATAACCTTCGTTAACGTGAGGGTTATCTGTTACCTTTGCCTGAATAAAGGCAACGGTGCGACTTCGCTTGCTATCCCCGACTTCTTCGGTGTAGCGTATTTTCCCTCGTTTTGTGGGATTAATGAATCGGTCTTTAAGATATTTGTGACCGACGCCACCAGGGTTGGTGGCCAAGCGAAGACCTATAACGGGAACCAAACGGCTACCCGAACGAAGACGCTCTTCAATGTGCTGGATAACAGCAGGAAGCATTTGAGAGGCTTCGTCAATGTAGAACGCCTGATACTCACCACCGAGGATTCGGGATGCGTCAACCAGGTTTTCTGCATATGTAAAGTTAATAACCGAGCCATTTGAGAACTTCAAGACCTTGTTGGTCGAGTTCCACTTGGCACCGATGTCTCTTGCATAATTCCATTTTGCAAGTTGAGCCAAAAATGACTCTTCAAGTTCCGGGTATGAACGACGGAAACAACCAATCTTCATACCAGGGAAATTCGCGGCGTTCCAGAGCGCATCCATCAAGAATGCAGCGGTGTTGTGCGTAGGAATAAGGTTTTCAGTTACCAGGAAAAGGTGGTCTGGTGAAGAAACCTTAAGACACTTCATGTCTCGCTTTCCAACACGCTCCGCAGAAACAATGTAACGGAAGTTTGTGGTACGGCGTTCTTTGCCCAAAAATGGCTCAAGACGTTCTGCTTTGCGGGTCAGGCTAAAAACCTGAACCTTTGCACGGAACTTAACGCGCCATGCAGGGCCACAGTCTTTACCGTCCAGTTTCGTACGAAATTCACGAACACTAACCTTGTGCCCAAAAGAGCGTGCCAAAAATGCTACGGCTTCGGTAATGTCTTTGTTGGTGTTAGCAAACTCAACGGTGCCATTCTTAAGGCAGTTTCCGTCAGTGTCCATCAAACCACGAAGCAATTCAAGACGTTGTTCGGCGGATGTGAAAAGGTATTTAGCCGGAACGTGCTTATTTACAAGAAGGTTAAGTTCCTTTAGTTGCTTTGAAAGCCCATCAAAGGTAACGACACGAAGATTACGTTCAAATCGGTTGGACTTTACGGGAATGCTCTTTGAGCACTTTTCGAAAATCTCATCGTCAATTCCGCAGATTCTTCCGCTTCCTGAATAACCATCACCAAGCCATGCACCAAGAACGTAAGGGTCGATTGGAAGAATGCGTTCTGGCATCTCCAACGTCCCACAAACTGGTACAGCGTGGTTGTTGCGACCGTCTGGGGTCTTAAGAGTGTCTACAATTTCAGCAGTGGTACGAACGGTTCCAGTCGGAACGTCCTTGTATTCGTAATCACGTTCGGAATTGCGCTTTTTTAACGCTTCTGAGAACTTAATCGACTTGATGTTACCGGCACGTGAAGAACGCTTTGCCTGACGGCGTTCCCGCCACTCTGGGTCGAGACGTGTCAGTTGAGCGAGTTCCTTGGCATCAAAAGTGAGCCAAAGGTGTTCATCGTTTACAATTACGGTTGAGCCGTCGTCAAAAGTAAGTTCATAACCTTCATGGTAGTGAACAGGTGACTCTTTTAGAACTTCGTAAGGCTTTCCGTCACGTCCGAAGATGGTATCACCAGCGTGAATATCCTTCAAAAGTTTGAAGCCATCGGGCGTGGGGATGGAAGTGGAGTTAATATCCAGTTCCTTACCACCACCAGCCGCACCACCATAAAGAATTGCATCAATTCTTTCGGCAGATGCAGCATGAAATACTTGCTGTCGTTCAGTCGGTTGATACCCCAAAATGCTAAAGACATCTACCTGTTCGGGGACGACTGCGTTTGAGATAAACTTACTGAAATTTGACATTACTTAATCCAGAAGTACAAAGACCAAGCCAATCCCATAACACATGAGAAAACGATAGAAAAAGCCATCGCACCCTGAAGTGCGGTAAGGTTTTCCAGGTAATTAACTCGTGCCTCTTCTTGCTTTACAGTAAGTTCATTACTGCGTTCCATGAAGGACATCATCTTGTCGTACTGAGAATCGCCCATAATTCGGCATGCTTCAACTTCGCCTTCTCCAACCAGATTTCCCAGTTGTTGTGCAATGCTTTGCTCGGCTTCGTTGTGAAAATTGCTGTTTTCGTTCATGGTGCGCTCCTAAAATTTGAAATCGTCAACGTCCTCGTCGGACATTAACCTTCGGATGAATTCGTCGTGCGCGGTCCATTGCAAGTCCACAGGGAGTTTCCTCAACATGCTAACTTGCCATTTTTCAAAGCCCAATTGATAAAGTTCTTCATCAGTTGGGACACAATTGCACACCTCAACCGGGGTACAATAATGGCGATTCTTACTCACAAGTTACCACACTTTTTTTATTTGTCAAGTATTTAAAACTTAACGTCGGGCAGGGGGTTGCTCAGTTACAAGTGGGATGCCTTCTGAGGACTTGAGTTCACGCTTAAAAGCCTTCCAACGGAAGCGGTCTGGCGCTCCTGCGTCAACCCATTCCATATAACATGGGGTGCAGTAAGCAGACTTAACGGCAGGAAGAACCATGCAAATCTCGCAGGGCTCTGATGTTGGCCTCTTGCGCTTCTTTTCCACCCCATCCCTCAAGAACTGAATGCTCTGGATGATTTGGCGCATATTGTCTTCCGCCTGGATGATTTTGCGCTCGATGGACTTGACTTCCTCACGAACTGGGTCGTAAGGCTTCTTGTTTCGTTCCTTGGCCATGACAGCCCTCTCCACAGAGGAAGAACTAGGCAATCCACCGCTTCGCGCAACGGCGACACTTGAAGAACTTGACGTGTAGTTATCCACACTGATGGCATCACGCCTGACCAATTCTTCGAGGTCTTCAATCTTTAATTTGTTGGCGAACTTGTTAATGTTTTCAAGGCTTTCGACCATACGCTTCAGTCTTTGCTGAGAACGTTGGTTTAAACTTTTCGCCACAAATTTCTCCTTAAACGTTGAATGGCACCTAAGGCGTGCCCACTTAATAACAAGTTAACCACAGGTTTTCCACTGCGTCAAGTATTTAAGAAGAAAACTTTTCGTATGCCTTTAGAAGTACAACAAATTGCTCAAGTGACAATGTAACGTAAGCCTGTTGAGTCCCCTTTCGGGCACGCTTGTGGATAACTGCCCACAACTTCCCAGCCTTTTTTCCAGAGGTCTCTGCTTGCGTGCACCACTCGGAAAGAGCCATTGCTTTGTGGTTCTTTGCTTCCAGAACCATAGGAACATTGCGAATATCCCCCAAAGCCATGTCAAGGCTCCCCCAACGTTCTGCGTCAGGAAAACCGTTTTCCTTTAGGAAGTTAACAATAGATGTCTCGAAAGACGTTCCCTTTGCTCTTGCCTTACTCATTCTCTAGCACCGTTCGGTCAATGCGACCAGAGTTGGTTTCAAAGTAGTCGTCCATTGTTTCCGTAGACCAGTAAAACCCGCAAACCAAACACTTCCGGTGCAAGTGCTCATCGCTTCTTTGGCAAAGGCACTTTGAAGTCGTAGGAAGTTTGACGTAGGTTGTAAGGATTGTCGCCCGAATGGTGCGCTTAGATTCCGTCCACTTCTTTTCCTTTGCGTCATAAACTTGCTCGGAAGAAACAGAAATACTGTCGTCCTCGCACACAATCCCACATTTGGGACATTCGGAAATCACAACGCTCTTGCTAAGAGGCTTTGCAAAAGAAGAAAGACTTTCGCCAACGGAACGAGCAACCATTACTTCAAGTCCTCAATAAATTGCTTAAGACCGTGCCAAATCACATACCAAGGCCACAGAAATGAATCTCGAATCATAGAGGGAATGAATCCCCGCATACTAAATGCAACACCCTTTGACAGAAATACAGCCTTTGCTCGGCTTGCTATTTCAAGATAACGAAGAAACAGAAGTGCGGCTGGGGTCAGGTAGACTAAAACAATCCAATTAAACCAAGTCATTTGGCACTTCCTCCAGTTCTCCGTAGACTTCATTCCAGATGTCGTTGCTCACAATAGAGGCGGCGGCAACGTATCCACCTTGCAAATAGCAAATGCCCTCTTCAATTACTCGCTCTGCGTCTTCAACGCCCAGGACTATTGCTGGTGTCTTCCCGAACTCGGAAACATTAAAGTTAAGTTCGGTGATGGCGTAGATGCGCTCACCCTTTGAACGGAGTCTTGCGGAGCCAACGTGACGCGCTGGGTCAAAGTCAACATACAATGGAACAACGTGAGGAACCTTTACGTCTCGGTAAGTCAATTCCGGCTCATTTACGTGTGCTAGTGCTACGTAACGCTTCTTTGATTTTGCTTTCATATCTTTCCTTTTTTAAAAACCATAGCACGGGGCA